CAACACCTGCCGTGCCGACAGTCACCGTAGTGATCGTGAAGCAGCCCACAACGGAAGCCGCTGCACTTGCACCGCCGCCGCCAGCAAAGCTGAGCGTGGGAAGCGCCGTCACCGCCGTGCCGCCGTAGGTGCAACGCAGCGCGGCAACCGCACCGGAAGTGCCCAGGGCGGTAGTGGCCGTGGCGGTCACAATGCTGCCGGTGTTGTTCGCCGGATCAAGCGGATTCGGAATCAGACGAATCGACGGAGCGGAGAAATACCCAGCGCCGTTATTCGTGATGGTGATGCCTGAAACCGTGCCGGTGCTCAGCGTGGCAACGCCGGTAGCCGGAATACCGCCCGGAGCAGGCGGGCTGATCAGCACGATCGGCGGAAGCGTGTAACCGCTACCTGCACCCGTCACCGTCACGGTGTCCGAAAGGCTGAACCCGGTGGTGCTGCTGTTGATCAGCGCCTGCCACGTCGAACCGCCAGCCGAAGCAGTCACCGTCGGTGCCGAGGTGTAGCCGGTGCCTGCGTTCGTCATGATCGCGCCAAGCACGGAACCAGTGCTGTTCGCAACACGGAAGTTCACACCGTCCGAGTTCACCGAAATAAAGCGCTTCCAGCTGCCCAGACCACGCCAAATGAGCGCAACGGGATCATACCACTGCACCGCGGTGTAGCGGCCAGGAGTCACAATCCAAGTTCCGGCCGGAATAATCCAGCTCGACGCGGCAGGCAGATCAATGGTATTCGCACCATTGAGGCCAGTCCACGTAAGCGAGTTCGGGTTGAGCGGGAGATTTAACCCGCTGCCGCCAACGGCAATGACGCTCATTAGAACGCACCTCCAATGAAGTTGGTGATAATCGCACCGCTGGAAGGCTTCGAGGTGATGATGTTGTAGCCGAGAATCATCACACCGACCTGACCGATCTGAAGCTGCGGCACGGTCGAATAGAACCCGGAGAAAGCCCAGGCTGCGTCTTCGCTCATGTACAGCGCGGTGTACTTCGAGTTGATCGCATAGATCGTGCCCTTGGGGCACCAGTGATCCATGTAAATCCGAATACCGTTGATCTCCAGGTTCGGGAAGCTGGACCGCAGAGCGGTGTCCATGTCCCCGGTCTTACCCGGATCAAGGTTCATCACCTCAGTGCCGATGAACGAAGTATTCAGCGTGGCGAAGTCGCTCGGGCTCATCACCACAAAGTCCGGCGCTTCGCCGCCAGCATTATCCGTAATCTGGATAAGATACTGCGCGATCGTCGCACGGTTCAGAATGTTGGCGCCGCCAGCATCGTAATATTGACCCTGCCAATACTGATTACCAGCCGCAACGCGAGAAATACCGCCGTAGGTGGGAACACGCCCGCCGTTATCGAACGCCTCAACAAAGCCCTGCGGCATCAGGGTGTTCGCGGTGTTGTTCGAGAAAATAGCGCTCGACACCTGCTGCGCCGTAACCGCATACACGTCGTTCATGCGAACGTCGAGAATGGGCAGGATCGCTTCAGTGGACTGAATCAGGGCTTCACCCATGACCAGCGGCACCGGCACGGTGTAGAACGCCAGATTCCATTCGGCGTTTCGCACGCCAGGAATCACGCTCGGCTTGGTGAACGTGCCGGAATACCCAGTCCACGCGCCCTGCACCATCGAGGCGCCCTGCACCGGCTGCGTGATCTGCGACAGACCACCAGCCGCCTTCTGCGCGTTGCCCATGAGCAGCATCGCAGTCGGAGTGGAATAATAAAACTGAACGACCACCTTCGGAATAAAGGCGCGCCGAGTCAGTGCCGAAAGCTCGTTGGCAATGTCGCCACTCGGGACGACGCCTGTTCCGAGAATAGGCATTCAAAAAACTCCTTAAAGATTAAAGGTAACTATAGCTTAAACGCCGTAGGAACCTTAAAACTGACCAGCCTTCTGCGCAGCCTTTTCAGCACGATACTGCCGCAACTGCGAATTCATCCAGCTCTTCCCCGTGCGGTCGGAAAAGAGAAGCTTGAGATCGGCATTTTCCGCGCCTTCACTCGGCGGGCGGAAACCCCAATCCTTTACAAAGTCGGCGCCAAGAGTCTCTTCCTGCTTAGCCTTCGGAAGCGACTTCTCGTAAAGCGCCTCGGCTGCCGCGTAATTCACGAAGCCTTCAGTCTCCATCAGCTTTTCAATCTTGCCGATGGCCTCGTCATCCCAGCCAGACTTACGCAGCTTCTTCCGTTCCTTCTCAATCGAAGAAGTAAACGAATCAGTTGCTTCGCGTTCGCTCAGCTTGTTTTCCAGGGCGGAAAGCTTGCTTTCCAGCGCCTTTTCCATTTCGCCGATCTTCGCTTCAAGCGGAGCCGCAGCGTCAAGCTCAGGAATGGCCACGTCAGGATTAAACTCCTTCACGACTTCCAGCAGCCTGCGGCGAGTCTTCGGATTCGCACCAAGCCGGTCCAGCACTGCCTTCGCAGCGGCTGCCGTTGCGTAGTCGCCCTCTTCAACTTCGATCAGCGGCATGGCCGTCAGCCTTTCACATGGCGGATAGACATGGACTCAGGCGACTTCGCCTTGATGCCAGACAGATGGCTCTTGCGAGCGCCCAGGTCCGACTTATCCATGCCAACGCGAATCACGTTCTTGTCCCCGTCACCCTTCGGAATAGACTTGCCGGGGGAATTAAAAACCTTGCTCATACTAAGCTCCCATCGGCGGAGGACCGCCTTCTTGACCCATTGCACGCAGAGCCGCCACCTGCGGCGCATCTGCCTTTTGCGCCTGCATCAAACCAACAAGCGCATTCTGCTCAATGCCAGGAGACGAGGTCCCCGGCGGCGTAATCTTTGCGAGCGACTGAATCGACCGCATAATCTCTTTTCCCGCTTGGGAACTTGCGCCAATCATCGGCAGCGCTTTCGTAAGAATCTGCACCGCCACATTTACCTGCGCTAGAGCGGCCGCTTGTAGCCCTCGATCGGGCGTCGGCATCTGAACGGGGGAAGAACCAAACGGCGGCTGACCCGGAGCCGTGCCCGCACCAATAGAGGGAGCCCCCATTGGCGGAGTCGGTGTCCCAGGCATCTGTGGCGGTGCAGGAATCATTACTTACGCTTCGCCATCCGGCGGGTCTTGCGAGCCATGACGCATTCTCCTACACGAGGACCACCTGCGGGGTGGCTCCGGCTTCGGGGTTCTTCTACGCCGCCCCCCGAAGGAGACTTAGTTGCCCGTTGCAATCATACATTGGAAATTTCGACTGCCTATCGTAAACGCCACTCAAAAAAGAGGAGGGAAGCGAACTTCCCTCCTAAGTTTGATCGGTGCCCTTCCCAAGACAACCAGCCATCACATACCCTTACCGCGGCCCTTTGTCAATAGCTGCGGATTCTTAGCAATCATTTCCTGCTTCTTCAATTGGTTCTCGCGATACCGCGCCTTCAGCAAATCTCGCATCGGAAGCTGCACAAGATCAAGCACGGTTTCACCGTCGATGATATCCATCCGCTTCAGCATAATCGCAAGCTGCTTATGGTCTTCTTCATAGATCGGCGAAGAAGAATGCGAGTCTACCGTTACGCGCATATCGTCAGGCAGCTGCGAAAGCAAAAACGATTCGCCGTCAGGCGTCTGATGTGCTTTAGCCTCTTTCGCGGCAAGCAAGCTAAACGCCTTGTTGCCCATATCAGAGCATTGCCGTTCGATAAGAATTGCTCGATCACGAAGCCGCGGCGAAGCAGTCTTCATAAGCGTTGCAGCGTGTGTTTGCGAGCGCACGCCGGGTTCGCTTTGACCAGACAGAATGCTTTGAAAACCAGCAACATCGTCCATGAAGGAAAGGATTTCCTTCAGCTCTGCGAAGGCTGCATCAGGAAGCTTTGGAGTTAAATCTTCGATCTTAGCCGACGGACTCTCTTCAGAAATGAATCCGCTTTCTCGGAAGCGATCGTACGCTTCATCCGTGATACCAGAGAAGCCCAAGAAAGCCAAAAGTTTGTCATACTGCATTCCCATAATTTTGCGGATATCAATTAGCCGCTCACGCAGAAGGGCTTGCAGTTTAATCAGTGGCGCAATCTCACTTACACCCCAAAGATAATTCTGCACACGATTCGGCTGGATCAGCGTGTAGGGATGCTGCTGTGCGACAAAGAAGTTGCTGCGCTTTCCCTGCGTGATAAGAATATCCGGCGCAACATATTGCAGCGTTGTGTAGTCGCCGCGCTCGTCATCGAGCACGGTTAACTCGTAGAACTTGATCAGCCCTGCGACAACACTTGGCGCAAGCGTAGCGGTGGGCAAACCCATCGTGGAATTGATCGCGCCGCCAATTGCAGAGCTGCTACCCCCATCCGTAATAATTGGGGGCTGCGTGCCGGAAAGAATTACCTGCCGAAAAAAAGAATCTTGTTCTTCGCCGGAAGTGTTTTTACGCGCCTGCGTTAACGCGCGGCGATATAGATCAGTGGCGTTCGGCAGATGTGCAATCCGGCGCCAAAGCTCTTCCTTCGTAATTAGCATTCGCTCGATCATACATTCTTGTTCATCGAGCGTGTTTAAGTCTTCTCGCGAAACGCCAAAGTTCCACGGCATAATCAGCTTGGAAGCCAGGCCGCGATTTGACCAAAAAATCTTTTGAACAGTCGCGCCGTAACGTAGAGATTCTTCTACGCCAGCACCGAACTGAACATCAATATCCGCTTTTTCAATCTGCTTCGACAGGTATTGCCCTGCACGTT